ATCCGCAAGACATTAGGCTCACTCGCTCCGGTCTCATACTGGCAGTAGGTAGACTTTGCAATGCCTATTGCATCAGCAACTTGTTGCTGTGTTTTTCCCGCTCTTTTTCTGGCTTCTCGCAAATTTTCATTGAATTTATCAGACATCGTATCTCCCTCCCTTCATATATTTATAATGCTCCATGTTTTGCAAAAATGCAAATTAAATATACAAAAGTTCATAAAAGATGAACATTTTTGCTTGACGTGTTCAAGTAACTGGAATATAATGGTCACATGTTCGGCGAACATGAACCGGACAGGAACTGTTGAAATACGCAAGAAAGGAGAATGAATGTTTAAGAATCTGAACGCAGAGGAAAGACGTCACGATGAGACAAACATCACAATGGCGGCATTCCTCGGAGTAGACGCAACAACTTATGCACGGAAAAAGAAACTCGGAACTTTCACCATCAACGAAGCAAAGCGGATGATGAAAAAGTTTGATAAAGATTTCGACTATCTTTTTGCCGTAGCACCGGACGAGGAAGAGTCATGATTGACAAGACCAAACTACTGTCCACTCTCTCCGCTATCCTGTCGGAGAAATACAAGGTCAAAGTCAAAGTGAAGGAGGGCAAATGCTGACAGACATCAAAACACGGTACGGCAATTACAAGGTCGATTTTCTGAGCACAGACACGTACATGGCTGATGACAGTCCTGCGATCATGGCATGGAGTATGGAGGATGGCCCGATTGCCACAATTACGGTCTGCCTCGATGATAGCAGGCTTGAGCCGAACCAGTCCTATGTGGACACGAATAACTGCCCCTGGGCGCCGGAATGGATTAAAGAGAATGGTCTGGGCAGGAATACCGGCAAGAAGGCGAGAAGTGGTTACTGCACATATCCGCTGTATGAGTTTGACATGTTGAGGATTCAGAAAGAAAGGGCGAGAACATGAAGAGAATCATAGCAATCATTCTGGCACTGGTACTTTTGACTACACCGGTCACGGCGCAGGTATGTGATTTAACCAAAGCCAAGACGGAGATGACAGCGAAGACCGGCATCTATGAGTACAAAGGGCACTGGTATCTGTATATCGGCGGTCGGATGCAGTACGGCAAGATTAAGTTCCGTGGGAATTATTACTATGCCCACAAGACCGGAAGCAAGGCATATCCGAAAGGCTCGCTCACAAAAGGCCAGTTCCGGATTGAGAAGGGCAACAAATGGTATGCCTATTCGATCAATTACGGACGGATGTATTTGAAAAACACTTATGTCCGCAAAGGACGCTTCCGTAAATGCATCGACCTGGAAATCAGGAAAGACCATACCGTGAGATATGTCTACAACAATGCTTCCACGGTGAGAGGCAGTATCCGGTACAGCACTGCGGAAAGACGACTGCAACGAGACGAGGGCTTTGGTGACTGGCACACGGTTGAGGGGATGCAGTTTATTCCGGACGGATGGGTGGACTGGCAAAAATGACAACAGCGACTAAATGCAGATGCTGCGGGAAGATGTTCCGACCTGCGAACAGCAAGATAAAGATTTGCTCCGATGAGTGCCGTTTAACCAGAAAACGAGAGCAAGCCAGAGAAGCCGCCAGACGATTCCGCTCCAACGGACCGGCAATTGGAGACACATGTCTGGCCTGCGGAAGAGTGTTCGAGCGGGAACGGCCAAATCAGAAATACTGCTCACCGGAATGCAAGAGGACGGGACACAATCAGCAACAAAAGATATGGGCGAGGGCCTACCGCAGAAGGACAAAAAAGATGTCGAGCATCAAAGTCAATATCAGCGCACTTCCACAGCCGTATCTGGGATACAAGAAGCCGGTCAGGACGGAAGAAAAAGTTGACTGGGATTACATCCACTGGATAAAGGAGCGGAAGTTTGTGATGCCGGACAGTGGTGTAGTCACTGGCGAGTATTCGGACGAAGAGATAGAAATCATCCGCACCATGCTCGACTGCGGAGAGACCAAGACGGCAATCGCAAAGAAGCTGAACAGGAACGTGTCATCCGTAACACACAAAGCGAGGAAACTTGGTTATGTGTAAGGACTGCTACAAGAAGGAAAGATGCCTTGAAAGAGAACAATTTGGAAGATGCTCCGAATACAGAAGCATCGATGCAATCAGGAACGAGGTGCAAGCTGTTATGCAATCCTGCCGGTCTTCCGATTCCGCTGCTACCAAGGACGAGGGCGCACAGGGAGCAGGAAGAGACGAAGGAAATCAGGAGGCAACTGAAAGAGTATTTCTGGAAGCAGAAATTCCGGAAACCGTCAAAGACAAGGAGGAGGGATTAGAAGATGGATGGTACAGCTATTTTCGTCATAGCACTGTTAATTGCGTTGTGTCTGGCAGGCATAGCGTGGTTCATAAATCAGGTGGTCGAACTGGAAGCCATGCCGACACGCAGGCAGGTCGAGCGGACGATCATTCCGGCTGACTGGGACAGGATTATGAAGGAAACGGAACTGGAGAAAAAAGGAGGTAAGCGCAAATGAAGAAAATCACAGCATGGAATCTGAAGATTGAAAGAGGCTACAGGGAAATCACTTTCCGCTTCAACGACATCACGGACGCAGAGGGATTCCTGCAGGCGTGGATGTTCCACAAGGACAGCGATGATGACAACAACACAGCGCGGGACGAGTACAGCCTCACTCCGGTCGTGGAAGACACCGATGAGACACTGGACGACATCCCTGTACAGTAACTAAAAAATCCGCCGTCATGCCGGAAACATGAACAGCGGAAATGCAATAGTAATACAAGGTGATTATATCACGGAAAGGAAAACAAATCTATATGTCAAGTCTCTACGAACTTACTACCGATTACGAGGCACTGCTCACAATGGCAGAAGACCCCGATATTGACGAACAGGCATTTCTGGACACGCTTGAGGGCATCGATGGAGCGATCGAGGACAAGGCGGACAACTACGCCAGAGTAATCCGCACGCTCGAAGCTGATGCGGCTGCGTGTGACGCAGAGGCAAAACGCCTCAGGAACAAAAAGCAGACCATTGAAAACAACATCAAGCGGATGAAGTCAGCGCTTCAGTATTCCATGCAGGTAACAGGCAAGGTCAAATTCAAGACCGCACTGTTCAGCTTCGGCATCAGGAAGAATCCGCCATCTGTTGTCATTGACGCTGTTAATGTTCGAGATTTCCCCGATGAATACATTATCGAATCAGAGCCGATACTCGACAAGAAAGCGCTCAAGGACGCTCTCAAGGCAGGCGAAGACCTGACAGGCCTCTGCCATCTGGAACAGTCTGAGAGCCTGTCGATCAGGTAAGGGAGGTGATTGTATGAGCCGTGTTATCGGCGTGATGGGCGAGTCTGGCTCCGGCAAAACGACCGCAATGCGGAACCTTCCGCCCAAAGAAACGTTCTATATGGATTGTGACAAGAAGGGAATGAATTGGAAGGGATGGAGAAAACAGTACTCCGTGGAGAATAAGAATTATTTCTCTTCCGACAAATTCAGCACTGTCCTTCAGCTGATGGACAAGATTGATACCGGTGAGAATTTCCGTCACATCAAATACATGGTGATTGACACGCTGAACGGCATGATGGTCGCCAATGAGATGGAGATCCTGAAGAAGCGCGGAGCGGATTCCAGAAGCATGTGGAGCGACCTTGCGCAGAACGGATGGGAGATTGTCAACAAGGCGCTCGCGATGAGAGACGACCTGACAGTTATCATCCTCTGCCACTGCGAGACGGTTTCCGATGATAACGGAATCGTGAAGACAAGGATTAAGACGAACGGCAGGAAACTGGAAAAGCTCGTTCTGGAATCGAAAATGACAACAGTCGTCTGGGCGGTCAGGAAAGAAGGCAAGTACAGATTCATTCTTTCCGCAGACAACAGTACCGCAAAGGTACCACTCGGAGCATTCCAGGAGGATGAATGTGATAACGACATTATGATTGTGCTCAAGGCACTCGAAGATTATTAAGGAGGACTAACACCATGTCATTACCCACCTACAACCGCAACAACAGACGCAAGACATTTGAAGCACTTCCGAAGGACGCCTATGTCATCCGGATTCTTTCCGCAAAGACAACAACGTCCTCATGGGGCGAAGAGCAGATCGCTATTGCCTACGACATCGCAGAGGGCGAATACAAAGACTTCTACAAGGGACAGTTTGACCGGAACACTTCCGAAGACAAGAAATGGCCCATTGACGCAATCTTCTACCTCACAATTCCGCATGATGGCTGCGCTGATTACGTGGTCACAAACTACGACAGTTTTTTCGCAGACCTCGAAGACAGCAACAACGGATTCGTGTTCACCGGCGATGAGAAGACCCTCAAGGGCAAGCTGATCGGAGCGAAGATGCATATCAGGCAGACGGAGTTTAACGGCAACGTCTACAATCACACCCGCATGAAATGGTCTTGCGTTGCCGATGATGTCCGCAAGGGCAAGGCCGGAAGACTTCCGAACGATAAACTTGTCACTCCCAGCGCGGGCAATGCTTCCGGATCTGCGACAGACAGCTATGCGACGAACGGATTCACCGACAGCACAGACGACAAAATCCCCTTCGATTGAGGCGCTGCATGGACAGGTTTGAGATAGAGGATGCTCTCAAGACCTTCCGCATAATAGCAGACACACGCGAACACAACACCGACAGGGCGGCGGCACGGTTCGCCGCTCTGGGTGCGGGGATGGAACGAGGGACGCTCGATTATGGTGACTATTGCGCGAATATCACGCTACCGGACGGACGACAGCTATATGACACTTCCGTCAACCGGATTTATCCGAAGTGTGTCATTGAACGGAAGATGTCTCTGGACGAACTCGCCGGATGCTTTACGCGAAGCCGTGCGAGATTTGAGCGTGAATTTCAGAGGGCGGAAGAGCATAACGCGAAAGTCTTCCTGCTCGTTGAAAGCGCAAATTATGAAATGATCTACCGGCACAATTACCGGAGCCGATTCCGTCCTAAGTCATACATCGCGTCCCTCTGTGCTTGGGTAGTCCGCTACAATCTCATTCCCGTGTTCTGTGATCCAGGGACGAGCGCGAAGCTGATTAGAGAGTATCTGTATAGAGATATTAAGGAGAGACTGGAAAAAGGTGAGTACGGATAAAGGATATATCAAAGTGTATCGCGACATCCGTGATCACTGGATATGGAACTATAAGCCGTTCAGCCCACAAGCCGCATGGATTGATTTAATCCTGCTTGCCAATCACGAAAAGAGAACAATCCTCTTCAACGGCTCCGTGATAGAAGTCGATAAAGGACAACACATGACAAGCATATCGATTCTGGCAGACCGGTGGGGATGGAGCAGGGGCAAGGTAAAGCGTTTCATAGATAAACTGGAATCGGAACACATGGTGAACACAAAGCGGAACGGCAACGGAACGCTTATAACCCTTATAAAATATGGGGTTTATCAGGGTGTGCGGAACACCAACCGGAACAGCAACGGAACGCAGACGGAACGAGGACGGAACGGAGGCGGACACAAACAATACACTAAAGAAGACACTAAAGAAGACATTAAGAAGAAAGAGGGTGAATCCACCTTCGACCCTGACGATTATGTCTATGACTTTGCGACAACAGATGTGAACGATGATGATTGGTGAACGGCATGGGAATATATGAATTTAATCCAGACGATGCGTACCGGTTCGCCAATGAGCATGGGATTAAGGCGAGGAAGAACGGGAATGAGCTGCGCTTTAAGTTTTGCCCATACTGCCGGTCGCAAAAGGATAAGGGAACATTTGCAATCAATCTGGAAACCGGAGCATTTAACTGTAAACGAGCGTCCTGCGGAGCCAAGGGAAACATGCTCACGCTTGCGAAGGACTTCGGATTCTCTCTGGGGCGTGATGTGGATGCTTACATCCATCAGGACAAGCCGTTCAAAAACATGCGGAAATATCCCAGACCGAAGACGAAGCCCAGAGCGGTCGAGTATATGGAGACGCGCGGGATCAGCAAAGAGATAACGGAAAAATACGCACTGACTACACAGCGAGACCATGATAACGTGCTTGTCTTTCCGTTCTTTGACGAAGAAGGATTCATGCAATTTGCCAAATACCGGAACATGGAATTTATCAAAGGCGAGACCAAGGGAAGCAAAGAATGGTGCGAGGCGGGATGCAAGCCAATACTTTTCGGAATGGACAAATGCGATCCGGAAGTGTCCGACACGCTGGTCATGACGGAGGGACAGATTGACAGCCTGTCATGTGCGGAAGCCGGCGTCTTCAATGCCGTATCGGTGCCGACCGGATGCAACGGATTTACCTGGATTCCGTACTGTTGGGACTTCCTGAGTAAATTCAAAACGCTGATTGTATTCGGAGACCATGAAAAAGGCAGGATAACGCTTTTGACGGAAATGCAGACCAGATTCCGCGGGACGGTAAAACATGTCCGCGAGGAAGATTACAGGGACTGCAAAGACGCCAACGAGATTCTTCGGAAGTACGGAAAACAGGCGGTCATGGATGCCGTCATGAATGCCGTTCCGGTCAAAGATGCGAGGTTTAAGGATTTAGCAGACATTATGCAAAAGGATTTATCACAGATACCCAAAATAAGCAGCGGGTTTTCCGCTTTTGACTCCAAGACCGGAGGGTTCTACTTCGGACAGCTGATTATTCTGACCGGAGAGCGTGGCAAAGGAAAATCAACGATTGCTTCGCAGTTTGTCATAAGGGCAATAGATCAGGGACGCACATGCATGGCGTATTCCGGAGAGATTCCAGACTGGTGCTTTCAGAACTGGTTTGACAGGCAGTGTGCAGGACGGAAGCACATGAACGCACGGAGACAGCCTAATGGATTTACAGACTGGTCAGTGAATGCGGAAACCGTGCTGAAGATCCATGAATGGTATCGAGGGAAATGCTACCTGTATGACGATTCCGCACTGAACGGAGAGTCGGAACACGAAGCCCTACCGGACGCGATCCGGAAGGCAATCACGCAATACGGATGCTCTGTTATACTACTCGACAATCTGATGACGGCCATGAAGGACGACACAGCAAGTGATTTTTACAGACAGCAGTCAGTGTTTGTTCGGGAACTCGCAGATATAGCGCGACATTACGAAGTTTTGATTTTCCTTGTCGCACATCCGCGAAAGACAAATACATCGGACTTCCGGAATGATGATGTGTCCGGTTCTGGCAATATTACGAATCTGGCTCACATGGTCATTAATTACGGAGACACGAGGGACGAAGATGATCCCGGCGACAGACTGCTGAAGGTGACAAAGAACAGGATGACAGGGACATTAATCCCGAACGGTTTCCCGCTCTGGTTCCAGGAATCGAGCAAGCGAATCTCCGAAGTCGAGGGCGAATTCGACTGGAAGTATTCGTGGGAATCGGATGTGACGGACAGCGGGTTTTCTGACACGGACGACATGGAAATACCGTTCGGGGATGAGGATGAATGATGGATGAGAAAAGAGAGTATTACAAGGTACTGACGGCAATCTGGAAACTCTTCAAGGCAAGCATGGAAGAAGTCAGCA